GAAAAAGGAAGGGAAGTTCCGAAAGCTTTGGAAATCTTGAGACAGATGAGATTGATTCTCAATAGCAATAAGAATGGACACTTTGATAATTGTCACATTGATACTGAGATTCATTCTCAATAACTATATATAAAATAGGGCCGCAATTAGCAGCCCTAAGTATTAATTAATCTGTAATAATTTCACAGATAACAAACAACAACAAAGGAAAGATTATATAAGACAAGTAATACAATCTTTTGTAATTATATTTCATATATCCTTCTCCAAGTTACCCAAGTAATGGCCTGTATATCACTTACTAAGTACTTAAGAGTTAAATCATTGTTTATTATTTGTGTTGCTTCTTGATAATCTCTCTTTATTCTTTCTCTTAGTTTCTTACTAATTGATGGCACATCTTTCAAGGTTAAGCGTTGACCAATCCAAATGCAATAAGCATGACCATCAATACAACATTCTTTCTTGTCTCCAATAATACATTTATAAAACTCTGTGATCTTTGGACCTTTTAATATGTTTAACTTCTCTTTCATTGTTGATGCTTGTAATATCTTTAAAGCCTTAACCTTATTATTAGGATAAGTACAGACATTCAAGTTCAAACAATCGTTAGGATCGCCAACACTGAATAACCTTATAAAGTTCTCAGCATCTATTAGATTTCTTTCCCATCTATTAGTAGGTGAAAGAGCTGAAATAGTCAAAGCAACATCTTCAATGCTTACAGTATATTTGCAAGCAATGTCCAAAGCTATTCTATTAGCTGATTTGTACCAAGATGTGCCCAAGTTGCATTCACTAGTCGTGGCTAGTGCATAAGTCCCAAGTATGTTAGACACACCCGAACTATCATGATTAATTAAATACATTGGCAAAGGATAAAATAAAAGTTGACATTAAAAGATAGACCTAGCCTAGGTAACTAAGTAGATCTATCCTTGCTATTACTGGCTAGTTAATAGGCTTTTATATTCTTTAAGAAGATATATAAAAGAATAACTACACAGAATAAAATAATAAAACTATTCATAAATATAATATTCGTCTGGTTCTTCTTGTTCTTCTATTTCAATGAATGGTTCTTCATATGGATTTAATCCAACACAAATACCATCAGAGTTATAAACAAAATAATAAGGATTCATCTTTTGCATTTTATAATCCTCCTTTGATTACTTTTAATTTAGGTTTAACAGCATCAGCCATTCTCTCAATAAACAAATTAAATAGATTACGTTTAGTAGCTGCATTAGCTAATTCAACAAGATCAGATTTAATTGTTACTGTTGTTTCTTTATCAAAGCCATTAGTCACAGATTCATAAACATTTCGATAATTTTCTATGAAATGTCTTGTTGTTCTACTGTCGCTATAAGAATTACAGTAGTCCCATTTAAACCACTTTATAAAGTTCCTATAGACTCTCCCATTGTGATTAATAATCCTGAGCCTACATCCTGCCATTTCTGGCCATTTGAAGTATAACTCTTGTACTTTGTTTAAATCCGTAGAAACAAACAAAGTCATGTAAGAGTCTTTAGGATCTTGGCCAGCTAGTTGAAGCATCCAAGGATTAGTCAGATGAGCATCTGAAGGAATACGACGCCGACTGATTTGTTCATTAGTCATAAAGAATTAGTGAAAGGATACGGTAAGTACTACATATAGTATGTAGTCCTCAAGCTATAAGGTATCGTCTACTACTCATAAGGCAAGTAGCTAATTGTTTCAATTGTGATAAGTTTTATTAATGAATGTAACACCTAAGTCTTGGGCTTGGTCGTGCATATAAAAAAAAATAAATGCAAATCATTCTCAATAGCCACCCTCTTAATTTCTCTGTATCACTGCGAACTTTACCTATGACAGTCGGCAAACTGTCCACAAATTGCCCTATATAAAGGCCTTTTATGGTAGCCAGGGGGTCAATCGCCTCGCCCCCATTGCGACTTGTGCTCAAAAATTAGCAACAAAATAATTTTGAGCTAGTAAATATCTAGTTTTAACCAGAGTTTTACGATCAAAACAACCTCACCAGCCAATAATAACCAAGCAAAGAAGTCAGCTATAGTCATTTCTTATTCTTTTTACCTTGTTTATTGTCCGAAGTATTAGCACTTTGAGATCTTATAACAAGATTACTGGAGCTGTTGTCCTTTGGATTCCCATTTTTATGGTGAACATGCTGTTTAGAATTAAGTTTATAACCTAATTCCTTTTCTTTTCTACGTCTAGCCGAGTTTCTCTTACTCCTATTAGCAATCTGATCAGGCTTACCTTGGTAATTATCATATTCTTCTCTATAATTTCTAGCCATTTTTATAGTGACTTAAAGAAAACAGTAAAAAACTCTTCTTAAAAATACCTTTAAGTGTCTTATAAGAGTAATTATATATATATTATATAATATACTCTCAAAAAGGTTGTTCTTTTTAAAAATGACTTGGTTAGCACTTCTATTAATCTTATGTATTGGTTCATATTTCTTCATACGTTTCTATGATCCTCATAGCCTCTAGAAGGGGCTTAAAAGCATCTAACCGAGGTCTAACCAGTTAGCAGTACCTACAGTCGCACTGGAAGCCTTCTGGAGGTCTTCTAGAGTCTTTGCGTAACCAAGTACCCCTACGTTTAAACCACCTTCACCTTGAATGAACTGACGTTCTAGTTCCCACTGTTCTGCTTGTCTAGCTTGTATTGCTTTTTGTTCAGTTTGAGCCATATTTTCTGTAAAGTACGCAACAGCCATAGCTAAAGCATCTAGGCGGTCATCATGTCTGATTGCATTTTTCTCTTTGCAAATTCTGGTCATTTGCCAAAAGAGTTGGTATTGAGATCTAGTTTCTCCTGGGTAGCACTCAGTGGAGGCAATATCTTTAGCGATTATGTCAGTGTCAACCATGAGCCTGTGTTGGTTCATGACTGGTTCAAGAGTCTCAATAATCCTGAGTTCTTTCTGTTTTGTATGTCTGACCTCTTCGATAGAGCATGGGTAGATGGTTCCAAGATATCTTTTAAGAAGCTCACTGAACATACCGAGTCCAAGGTTACTTTCAACCAGTATTTGTTTGACCTTGTATTCCTTCGCAAGGAGAGTGAGTTTTTTAAGATTAACTTCGCTGTAACCGCCCCTAAGTCCACCAGAAGCAAGGAGGAAGAGATTACCATTCAAGTAGGAAACTACCGCATAGCCAAGTTCATCACTTCCTTTTCCAGAAGGGTCTATAGCCAGAACAACCCCCGTGTACTCAATAAATTCAGACCCGATTTGTCCAGGTTTGTAAAAGAGATCACCGTGAAGCCCTACAGAAGGAAGGTCTAAAGCCTTATCACCATTAGCACTCCAAATTACCTTGTCTGGACCTTGTTCACGATTGAGTCTAAATACGCATAGATCTTGGAGTTTTAGAGGGTATTTCTCTTCATCAGATAGGCTAATATCTAATAAGAACTGGAGGTTAAACGTGGACCTACCTATGGATTCCTTTCGAGCCTCCAGCTCATCCCAATCAAATCTTCGTGGATCTGTAGGGTGTCCAGCTAAAGATTTATCATCATTGAGTTGAGAAGCAATTTTAGGAGCTAAACGATCTCCATAGTAGTTCTTACGTTTAGCTGCAGTAGGGTATAACGCTGGCCAAATTCTTGGTGTATAACCAGCTAATTCTAATTTGGCGTAAATACTGTCTTGTGTATGAGGAGTACCTAGGAAAACTATTTGTCCACCAGGTTTTATAACTGAGTCAAATTCTTTTATAGATTCTCTAAGCTTGTCTCTTATAAGCTGTGTTTCGCAGCTCTGAGGTGTCTCTACGTCATCAGCTACGATTAGATCTGCACGACTTCCAGTGATTTGACCAAAGATACCACTAGATCTTACTGAAGGACTTTGATCAGGCTTTGATCCAAAGACATCGAATGCGACCTTAGAAAACCTCTGAGTATCGCTAGGAAATAGATCTTGAACCATAAACCAGTTTCTAAGCAGGTCATGGCAGAACACGCTAAAAGCGTCTGCACGGTCCTGAGCTGCCGATATAACCAAAACCTTCGTATCGGGATCTTTTCGCAGCCTCCAGAGCACATAGCCTGCTGTGAGGAATGATTTACCACAGCCTCTGTAAGCCATGATAATTCTGCGGTTAGGACCATTCTGTAAGTAATCAGCTAATTGATACTGGACAGGAGTAGGACTAGGTAATCTTAAAAAGTGCCAGAGATGAGTAGCAAAAACTGGAAAGCTATTGATCGCTTCCTTAATAATTTGTTTTTGATTAGCATTAGGCACTTATATAAGATTTAACTTTGGACATATCGATCTCTGGAAGAGATTCAATCATTTCTCCTATAGCAGACATGTCACCATTCTTATCAAGTGTGATGCCTTGATCTTTAAGGAATTTTATAGCGTTGGCTAGGTCAGAAGCTTTAACGTTATCCTTATTGAGTTGTTCAACAAGTTTTGTAGCTACCAACCTATGAAGAGCTTGAAGCTCATTCTCAGTGGCCATTCCTTGTGCTTTGCGTCTAGCCATATTGAATGTTTTTGCGTACTTTTTCTACACCTCTATTAATACTTGCAGTTCTATGAGCAGGATTAGGATGTTTGTAAGCTGGGTCATTTTTGTCTATTGGTCCTCTAGTACCATCAGGTCTTAAACCCCAACTAGATTTTCCATACGGTGTTTTTCCAGGCATAGTTACTTTTTAGGAAATAGGTTCTGCTCTATTAATAATACCGCCTTATCATCAATCGTATTGTCTGTGGTAGATACAAGCTTCTTAAGTAAATCTACAATAAGCTTTTTCACTGCATCTGACTTTACAAATGCAAGAAGGATGGGCTTGATAAGTACAACCATAGGAATAACTAAGTTCGTACGAATTATAGCTTATTTATACCTGTGGTAACTGAGGTCCAGTTTTCTTTATCCAATCCTTTTCTGAACCAGAGCCACCTTTAGATTTGTTGTAAATCTTTTGAGTTTTTTGAGCTTTTTTGTGTCCTAATGGATCTATTAAATAACTTCCTCCTGCTACTAAGTTTTTCTTAGGAGCTGGTTCGAGTCCTGGGTTGCCTGCCATTTACTTAGTTTTATAACCTTTGTTCATTTTCGCACCTTTTGAGTGCTTTGCAAACTTTTGTGCGACCTTAGGTTTGTTAGCATAGAGATAACCTTGTTGTTTTTTCGATTTAAAAGGCATGGCTGAGGAGAAAAGTTTAATAGGAAAGTTTAAAGACGGTATGGAGGATAGAGAGGCAGAGCTTCAAATCCTTGGTACATTTGTACGTCTTGGCGTTGTTGTGTGGAGTGGATTTATAATTAGTTTAAATTATTTGCCCCTGCCAGGGATGGATAATAAGCAGAACAATGATATTACGTTTATAACTTTCGTATTCACTTCAGCTCTAGCTACCTTTGGGATTGATACAGCTAAGAAGAAAGACCATAAAGATAAACCTAATGGTGCTACTCAGCATATAATAATAGAAACTCCTATTAAGATTGAAGGAGTAGATAACAAAAAGGTAACTAAAGTATGAGACAATGCCTGTTACTTTTGCTGCTCCTAACCCCAGTTGCTGCAAGGGCAAATCCAATTACGCCTGCCTTTACTCAAGGCTCTATGCAAAGTACTACTGTGACTACCACAGATATCGAAGAAACGATAGAGCAAGAGGTCTTTGGGGGTGCATATACTAAATGGACTGGAGAAAATATTACACCCAGTGCAGCAATAGACGCTTCTGGTACAAGCTTTTCAGTAACAACTGCTGGAGATCCATTCACACTG